CTTGCTCGCGGAGGAATTTTTCTTGGTTTTCGAGCAGGACAGCGGTTACAGCTCTACGGTGAGAATCTTGGATCTCAGCGCAACCCTCATGATTGAGGAGAGGTGCCCACTTTTCCTGCAACTGTTCAGATTGGAACATTTGCTTTTACCTAATTAAAGTTTGTGTTTGATTTAATGTTAAATTCAGTTTGCTTTACCGAAAGAACCCAGAGTTCTCATGTAGGCAGACATTGTATTTGATACTGAACCAGCATCAGAATTGTCTACACCTTCAGAGAGGGTTTCGGTTTTTGCAACGGAAGACTCTTTCTTGGAGGCAAAATATGACTCCTTGAGTGTTTCCAGTTTTTCACGATATTGTTCTTCACTTTCAAACTCAACACTTTCGGAAAGTGAGGCGAGCTTCTCCTTTTGGGTCTGTGCAAGACCTTCAGAAACGTTATCGAGAATGCTATCAGCAACCGACTCAGCCAAACGGCCATTCAGTGCAATGTTCTTCTCAATCTGCTCGTTGAGTTTTGTCTCCATATCATCAAGTTTTTCTACCATGCTTTCAAGCACATCATATTTGTCTTCAGGGATAGTTACATAATGTTCTTCAAAAAGACCCTTCATTCCTTCAAGGAATGATTCGGTCATTTCGGTCTTCAGACCAGCTTCAACTGCGAGTGCGTTCTCTTCGAACCACTCGTCAGCAACATACTCAAGGTAAGAATCAACACGCTCAGAGAGTGCTTCTTTCGCTGAAACGAGTTCTTCTTGGAGTTTCTCAGCGTACTGAGCTTCAAGTTCTTCTTTGATTGAAGCAACCTTGGAGTTGATTGCTGCTTCAAAGATGACCTTTGCTTTGTTTTTGAAATCTTCGGAGAGTTCTTCGCCACCAAGAAGAGCATTAACGTCCTCTTCGATGTCGTATTCAGCAGGTGCTTCTTCAGTAGTTTCAGCAACAACCTCTTCGGAGGAAGTTTCTTCCTCTTCAATGGTTGCTTCTGGTTGAAGTTCTTCTTCTTCCTTCATTCCTTTCATTGGTTCTGCTGGTTTTGCACCTTTGTTTACTACGTCCTTAACTTGCTTGAGAGTTCCACCAGGAGTCTTCAGCTTTGCTGAATCATCGTCAGGCTTATAGTTCTCAGGGGTAGGACCACCGAGGTCTTCTACAGAACCCAGTTGGGTTCCTGGGTCGGACATTGTAGGCATTGCTTCTGCAGGTTTCGCTCCGGCGTTAACTGCAGTTTTGGATTGCTTAGTGCCTACTTCCATTTCTTGTAAATTCTTGCCACGAGACATTTGAACTCTCCGTTTTTTCCGTATTAAAACTATATTTATTTATAAAATTAAAGATTAGAAAGGAAATCATTAAACAGACTTAACTTTTTCTCGTCAAGTTGTTGCTGGGTTACCAGAGTATTGATTTCTTTATAAGTTTTTTCAGCATACTTCTCACGAAGAATGCCACCATCCCATACCCAATCTTTTCCTTCCATAATGCCTTCAACGAAAGCATCAGGAGCAGAAGGATCAGCGACGATATCAGCAGCAGTTGCTAACATAAAGTCGTCACCAACAATATTTACACCCTCTCTTGTCGTTTTGAGTGAACCGATGCCTCTAGAAGAAACACCGAGTTTTACGCCCTCTTCTACGAGAGAAGCAGCAATCTTACCCATGGGGGTATTCAAGATTTTTGCCTTACCAATAAAGTTAGAACCGTTCTCTTTAAGAGAAATAATTTTATGAGAAACTCTGTCTAGGTTTACAGTTGGACCATCGGGGTGACCGAGTTCACCAAGTGCTCTACCAGACTGAACATGGTTTTCATTATAGCGTGCAACTTCTTTACGAAGAGTTTCCATGGGATACATACGACCATTACGGTTTTTGATGTTACCCTGAAGGAATACGCCTTCGATATACATTGACTTCTTGCCATTTCTTTCTTCGACAAGAAAATCTACTGATTCAATTTCTTCTCTAATAAGTTTCATTAGTCTTCTCCGCTTTAGGTGTGTTGTACTTGTTGGTAGTGTAATGTTCCAGTTCCATCACCATAAGCAGCAACCATAAATGATCCTCTCAACTCAGCATATGAAGTTGAGAGAAGAGCATCAGTTACGGAAGATGAGTCATGATCAACCACGACTCTTGTGCTGTAATATCCACCGACACCAGCGGAGGTATCAACTGAAGAAACAATTTTATGAGTAAAGTTCAAGTTTTCTTGGCCAGATACGCCAGTTACAGTTAAAGAAACTGCGTTGCCAACAACAAAAGGAGAACCTGTTCCCTCTGGGAAATCAAGAGTTGTTGTAGTACCAGTAGTAACACCAACCACTCTTTGTGATGCTGCACCACCAAGAGAAATGGTTTCGGGTTCGCCATTGGCAACATAGTAATCAGTAACTGCTGCAGTTGGAAGAGTTCCAATTGCAATATGTGCTCCAGCACCTGTTGCTACAACACGCAAAGTGTCTGATTGTTGACTAAGAGTAGCAACTCCTCTTACTGAAGAACCGCTAGCCAAAGCAAAAAAAGTGTTAACCCCTACTGGTTTATGCGCCATTATCCTTTAAAATTCATTTATAATAGTTATTTATAATTACTCTTCATCAGTAGCAGATGCTTCAATCTCTGCTTGGTCTTCGCCAGTAAAGAGAGTGTTTGCTGCTACTGGACGATACGCATCAATTCTTTGTGCTGCTTTTGCATAAAGAATATCCTTTAACCCATCACTGATTTTTGACGGAGATTCATCCGCAATAATCATATCCATAAGTTCATCCATTACTAATTGTATAAGAAACAACTGGAGTTATTTATATTTCGCCACCCTTGGGTAGTTCTGGTGCTTCTGCTGCACTACCATCAATCTCAGGTTCTTTTGGTGCAGAAATATTTTCAGCAGTTGCTCCTGGTTGTTCTTCAACAAAAGGAAGGCCAGTTGCTGGATCAATCGTTGCAGGGTCTGGAATAATACCTGCTTTGATTTCTTTCTCGATTAACTTATCTTGTTCGATAATTTCTACATCAGTTTGACGTAAGATATGGCGTCTTACATAGTCTTGAGAATAATATTTGCCAATATAAGGTTCAGCAGTCTGACACAGGGTCAGTCTCTCATTCATCAACTCTGCATCTTTCAGTTCAGAGAAGTGGTTGTCATAAAGGAAGTCATATTGGATATGCTCGCTCATGATCTCCCAATCTTCGGGAGTAATGATATTCTTAAGAAGTAGTTGAGTTCTCAACATGTCATTAAACATATTGGAGAATCTTTTTCTTAAACGACCAACAAACTTAGTGAACTTCAGTTCATCTCTCAGGATTTCAGAAGATCTGCCCAGGTTAAACCCACCTTCTCCATCCATTCTTGAGGGTGGAACATTAAGGGATCTATACAGTTTTTTCTTAAAGTATTCAATATCAGTGATTTCTCCAAGGTTTTGGCCTCCTGGCAGAGTTGAGATTTCTGTTCCCCTTCCGCCTTCTCTGCGAGGCAACCAAAAATCTTCAAGCATTGACATGAATTTTTTGTCATCACGGATCTCTCCCGTATTTGCATCATAGACAAGTTTGTTACGATAACGCATCATAACGTCACGCAGATATTGTTCCGCTTTTTGTTTAGGTAAGTTGCCAACATCAATGTAGAAAATTCTACGTTCTGGTGCTCTTGATAAACGATAGATAACCAAAGAGTCTTCAATCATTCTAAGTTGATTGAGCGACTTGATTGCTTTGTGAAGATATGAAAGTGTTGATCCCTTGTTTCTATCTACAAGACCAGATGTGCAATATGTGATTGAATCCTTAGACATTTTAATGCCCTGTGATGCACCACCTGATGTTGGATTTCCTACAGGATAAACTGACTTAGGATTGTAGACGAAATACTCTTCAATCTCAGGGAAGTCATAATCCATCGGATTATCACTCTTGAGTTTGTATACAGCAGAAGCTTGCTTGTCAGCTGGTTTTTTCTTTTGCGCTCTGACATAACGCATCTTCATTGCGTCAATATAACGCAACTCTTGAATTCCCTCTTGGGGTTTCTTTAGGTCTATTACTTTATGATAATAGATACGACCGTCGATATACCAATTACGGTAGATCTCATGTGCTTTTTTATCAAAGTCCAATAAATCTAGGATAAATTTAAACTCATTACGAATTTTATCCTTGATACCGTCACTGGCATTAAGGTTTGATAACTCAATTTGAACAGGAGAATCGTTTGTATCTGTAACGATTGCTTCGTTTACAATATCTTCGATTGCACTGTCGCATTCTGGGTGAAGAGACATTTCACGATATCTCTTTATCAGATCCGCTTCGGTGCGATATACTCCTTCGATATCAACATAAGAACCAAAAAAACCACTCGTCAGATAATGGTCAACCCCATCCTCGTTATTTTCGGGGACGGGGGAAACCGCTGACGGTGGTAATTGGTCATCATTCTCAATAGAGAATCCAAATAACTTGGACATTATTATAAACTAACTTTGGTCTGATCTATTTAGAAGATTACTCAGCGGAAGGATTACCAGCGGAGTCTTGATCTGGAGCCCAATATTGTACCTGGAAGGTAACAGTAAACTCTTCAATAGTATCCGAAGAATCATAAGAAAGTTCAATAGCAGAGATGTTAGTTGGGAAGATACTATAGAACTTATACTTCTTAGCAATCTGCAATCCTGTCCCAACTTCGGCAGATGGGTCAGTTGGAAGTCTTGCGAACTGTTTTACAGTAGCATCCTGTTGATAATCAGCAGGATTGGTAAAACCAGAACCATCACCATATTGAGCAATGAGTTGCATCCATCTTTCCATTGCAGAACGAATTACGAAGTTATTGTCATTAATAACAGTAACTGTCCACTCATCAAATGTTCTGTCTCCAGCAACCTTGAAGATTCTACCTCTGAAAGGAACATCGATAGAAGCAACATTAGAAGCTGGTAACTGTGCTGCTTTACAAAGAATTGAGAAGTCGTTTGGGTCGTAGTTTTCATCAGATGAACCAGGGAAACTTATGAGGTCTACCTGGAATAGATTGGGGCGGGCACCGCCCCCAATCAGAGTTGACTTAAAGTCTTGAATTTGGTGTGCCATTTTTTAGGGTCCTCCTTTTGGTATTTAGATAATAATATCAAACTGTGCCGACCACTTCTTCAAACGCAACACCAGTTCTGGTAGCAACGAATGTAAGAGTGACATAGTTGATAGACTTCGCTGGTTTCAGGAAGATGTCTGCCCTGAATTCATTATTATCAATGACATCAGGAGTGTTGTTTGTACTATCACAAACAACCAAGAACCCGAAAAGACCTCTCTTCGCTTGGATATCGCGGAGATATGGTTCGACGATGTTTCTAAAGTTTGCTCTTGTAATCTCATCGTTCAGTTCGAAGAGTTGAGCTTGTGCTGCTCTCTCCAGTGCTTGCTCAACAGTGAGGAACAAGCGGCGAACGTTGATTCTGTCGAATGCAGAAGCATAACCAAGGGCTGTTTTGTCTCCGAACAGAAGAGTTCCAATACCAGGTGTAGTAACAAAAGAGTTGATTCTTGCTGGATACAAACGATCTCTTTGTGCCTTATTGGGGTTATATGCGAGTTTGACTGCATTGTTGATAACACCACGCTGTTGACCAGCAGGTGAGAACCAAGGATATGCAACCAAGTTGGTGCGAACCATCAAACCAGCAACGTCACCGTTGGTTGGAACATAACGGAACTCGTTATTGAATCTATCAAATGTATACTTATAACCCGAGTCAAAAATAGCATAAGAAGAAGATGCCAAGGTGCTGAAGTAATTAATTAAGTTATCCGTTGCTTCGTTAGAATTAGTTTCGTCAACAACGTTTGCTCTGTGGGGACCAATTGTGGTGACACAATCTTTTCTACCATTCGCCAGAGAGATAAGATAATTTGCTTTTGCTTGAGATTCAAATTCACTTACACAACCAGGACCCATGATAATGTAATCAACTTCAATTTCATCTTTGTTGCCAAAGTAATTATATGCGGTAATGACATCAGAAAGTTCTGCCTTCATTCCTCCAAACGCAGAATAGTCAACACCACCCGCAAGAGTGTAAGTTTTATTACCGATAGCAGAATAGGTAATATCTTGTGCGGGAAGACCCCAGAGACCATCTGCTGTTGAAATTGCAGTGAAGTCAGTGGAGAATCCAGTTGCTACTGGAGTAGTTCCATGGTAGGCATCAGCAACAGAAGATGGATTGGAACCAGCATAGATATAGTCGGAGTTATCTGCGAGATAATCCTTGTAGTAGATTCTCTGTGGAGCATTGACATTCGAAATTGCATCAAATGCCTTAGAGATGCTTATATGACTTTCAAGCAGAGAACCTCTAATACCAGTAATCGAACCATCGTCATCAACAACGACGATGTGCATTGCATCATTCTCACCATTTCTTTCGGTGGAATAAACATTCGATATAGGTCTTGGCGCAATAGACTTCCAGAACAGAGTGGTATTAGTCAACCCAAGAGTTTGCTGGTCGTACCAGTCAACTGCACTATCGGGAGTATAAGTTGCTCCACCAGTACCCGTAGAGTTAATACCAGCATTATCAACAAAGTGAATTTCGGTTCCTGATGCAAATGACTGTGAAGGAGAACCTTCGGCGTAATTAATTTTAGTTTCTGTTGAACCACCACCAACAGTTTCTACGCGAGAAACAACTTTAACATCAATGGTGCTGTTTCCACCAATAGCATCAGTATTGAGGCCAACAACGATACCTTTCAGGAAACCCGAGAATGCAGTGGTAGAACCAGAACCTGCAATGATTGTTCCATCAAGTGATGCAGTAACTCCAAATCCAACTTCAGCGCCCGTAGTGCTGAGTGCTGTTGTGGCAACACCAACAATTTGATCTGCAAAATCATCGATGAAGGCAACCTTAAGGTTGTTGCCCCACTTACCGGGATGTTTTGCAGCATATACGAAGTTGCTGTCTTGAGTGTGGTTTGCTTGATAGTCGTCGTAGTTATCAATTCTGGCATTACCAGTCATCGTTGTGCTTGCCGCACCTGTTCCAGCATTAGCATTTCCCAAAGAATCGCCAGCGGCTCTTACTACCTTAAGAACTCCTCCATAAGAAAGGAATGAAGAAGCACTCATCCAGTACTCATATTGAGCATCTGTTGAGAGGGGTTTGCCAAATACGTTGATCAGTTCTTGCTCTGTAGAAATATCAATGGGTTCATTTACAGGTCCAAGTGGGAAAGGCCCAGCAATTGCACCAATATTATCTAATACATTATCAGCTCTTCCTACAGTTAAGTCAACCTCTCTGACTAATACGCCAGGAGATAATTGAGGAGTCGCCATGTTTTTGTTCTCCGAAGTCTCAGTTTATCTGAAAATATTTATTAAAAGGCAACTTTTCAGAGGGGAAACACGACGCGAACTACCAGTCAGGGTATTCCCATAAGTTATTGCAGCGTTTGGTTTTTCTTATTCTGTCTATAGTGCATTCTTTGCATTCATATGAATAAGATGATGCTACTGGACCTCTGTCTTTTCTAGTTCTATAAAATCCTTCGATAAGATTTTTATTTTTACCACAGACTCTACACTTTCGGTCTTGAAGTAAAAGATGACCAAGTTTTATCTGACCATCTAAATCCATTATGAAAGATACTCCCACATAAAAGATCTATCACCATACTCATCTGCTTGGAACCATCTATCACCTTCAGCATCAGTAAAACTCTCTCCACCTAAACCGTCATCCATAAAACCAAATGGTGCCATGTCCTGTTCGATTTGATTCTTCTGCTCTTCATATAGTCTCTTACGAACGTCTTGGTCTGTCAGTTCTTTAAAGTAATCCATCTGAACCAACCAAGCATAGATGACAAGACACATTGCTAAGTCATCATTACAACCTTCTTCTGCCTCGAATGAGTTGTGTTTTGAAATAAAAGTTGTTAGTTCTGATATAATCTCGTAGTCATTAAAGATGAGTTTATCTTCTTCAATGAGAGTCTTGAGGTTGAGTGAGCCAACCTTCTTCACAGTCTTGGACATTTTTACTCCCAATTGTGTCTTCTTACCAGAGAAACCCTGTCCAACAATCTGACCTGCTCTACCACGCATCGAACACATCAATAGATTCTGATACTCAAGGTCATACTGTAAAATACTTGCAACTTGGTCTCCAATATCATTCACTTCACATAGAATGAATGCACTATTATAATTTTTTGCCACATCATAAATGATGTTTGGGAATAGCATCGGTTTAATTTCATTATTCCTATACTTTGCTACCACTTTATGCGGGAAGGTTGTGATATCAACTACAACAAATGCAGAGTAGTCTTCTCCAACTCCTCTTGCTACGTCAACTGTCATGACATAGTCGTGGTTGTCTTCTGGTGCAGTGTATACGTCTAACCCAGCATTTGACTTTCGTGGGTTGTCATATACTAATGTTCTCAGTTTGCTCGGAGCAATCAATGTATCAACAGAGCCTAAGAACTCACATTCAAACTCAACCTTGAACTGCTGTTCTGAAGTGTTTTTAATAGTTTGTATTCGCCACTTCTCATCTCTACCTGGAACCTCAGACCAATGAACGTCTGTCGGAATATATTCATTCTTCTGCTTCTCTGCATCATGCCACATACGGTAGAAATGGTTCATACCGTGTGGCGTGGATACGATAATTACTTTGGTGTTTTTACCAGAAGTAATA